TCTTTTAATCTGTTCTAAAGTCGTTTCTTGTGTCATTTTATACTCCTTAGAATTTCACTTTTACTACTCGTTCTGTAACTCCTGTTACCTTAACCAGTAGTTCGTTTCGTTGGGTAGATGAGAAGCCTAGACCAGATAGCTGATTGTCAGTATCTTGCACTCGCAGCTTGGAGCCCAATGCAGCAAAGACACGCTTGTGACTATTTAATTCTTCAATTAGGAATTCATTAAAGAATCCTGATGGAGATTCTGGGTTAGCACAATCTTTAAGCATAAACATGAAGTGCTTATTGCCTGTACCATTTCCTTCTTCCCAGTAGTTTGGAGATAATGCTACTACTGATACTGGAACAAATTGCTGTGTATTAACTCCCCAATTCTCAGTAGAAGAAGTAGTGCTTGGTAACATCTCCTTGATAGTAAATTTACCATTTTTATCAAGTGTCACTTCTGCAACTATGATATTTGCTCCTCGTTTTACTTCTTTATTGTAATCGAAGCTAAAGACTTGACCATTGAATTCAATTTCAGCACGGAAGCCACTAGTGCCACCACGGTGAGAGAAATTGTGAACAAAGAATTTATAAGTTCCTACTCGCATAGATTTAATATCTGTCCATGTAATATTTTCTACTGCAGACTTACTAGTAGGATTAATAATATCAACATCTAATTCTCCAGTGGTATTATATGAGCGTTTATTACCATAGTAAATTTCATTGCCGCCCGGTTCAATGCAGTGTGCATCTAAGTCATTTTTATCTTTTTCTACATCATTCCATTGAATAGAGAATCGTAACACTCCATCAACATTACCTCCAGCATTTTTAACATTAGCTTTCATGTCTGAATCTGTGATATTTCCTGAGTATGCCCAACTAAAATTATTATCCCATTTAAACATTGTTTTTGAATCTTTATTTACTGGTGCAATAAGTGAAACAAAATTCTGTTTATGTTTATTCTCTACAAACGCTTCAATAGACTGAGATTTTGGTAGAATATCTTTTAAGAATGTATCAATTGAAACTTCCTCAGTCTTAGAAAACTGTTTAGGATTAAGAGGGATATTGGCTGCCAATTGAGCAAATACATCTCCTCCATCTGGTATGCGACTTGCTGCATCTTTATTTGAGAATAGAATATCATTAATAGAAATATCTTCTAAAGTTGCAAATCGACGTTGTAAGGAATCTTGGAATCCTAATTCGTTAACTGTTTTTTGTGCATCTTCTAACATTTTCTTAGTATAAATTTCTTTTGGACGTTTATAATTGTGAGGAGCCACAATATTCTCATACTTCTTAACTGCTATATCTAAATCAACATCTTCCGAAATATCTGTTAGCAATGTCCCCATTGAATGATTACGGATTCGTGTAACTGCCCCTCCGTTATTCACTGATTGACTCCAAGCAAAAATGTCTTTTTCTTCTTCTGTAATTAATTTATCGTATTCTTTCTTTAATAGAAGGAATTGTTGTAATACCGATTTCCATTCTTCTCCTTTGTATAGAGACTGTTGTGCAATTAATTCTAATACTGTTAATACGCTTTCTTCTGTCAATTCTTCTAGAGAACGTTTAAATACATATTTAGCTGAACGGTAATTGTTTTTCACTGTAGCATCAGATGATGAAGTATAATTAATAAACTTTTTAGGCAATTTAATGTGTAAATGTTCCCAAGTTGTTACGGAATTATCTTCATTTAACTGACGAGTTTGTGGCATTCCAGCTTGAGAGAACCGTGGCTCTACTGAGAAAACATCTCCAATTGAAGCCTCTTTCACAAATTTAGATAAAGCTTCTACTACTGGTTGGTATGTTGAATCATTTGTTTGGATATCCCAAATTGTATGTTTCAATCCATCTTTAAGTACTACAATATTTCCTACTCGTTTAACAAATTGTTTACATGCATTGCAATCAAACTCTCGACGCTCTTTATAGATTTCATTAGTGCCTTCTGGGAAACTATCTAGATAAACGTCCCATAAATCATCTTTATTAACATCTACTTCAAATAATACGTCTTGTCCTTCTGTCATAGTTTCAAATTGTTTTGTTAATAACTCTCGTAATTGTGTAGTGTTCATAATATCAATCTCCCTTTTGATTAATTTTGTTTTACTGCTTAATATTATTATACATTGTTCATTGTTATTTGTCTAATGTTTTTTTTAATTAATTAAAAGAATTTATTAAGTCACGATTCCACTTATTTGCTGCAGCAACTTTTTCATACTCATCTTTGATTCTATCTTGATTATATTTAATAGACTGCTCTAGTGATGATTTTTTAATTTCAATATATTCTTTTGATTCTAGTTTCTCTGGCTTGTCATAAATGAGGCAATCGTAATTTATGCTTGCTTCTAGCTGACTAATGGCAAATGTCTTTAAATTTTCATGGTCTTCTGTAGGAGGAGCCCATTCTTTGACTTTATTTAAAATGGCTTCATAACGCTGTTTTAATTCCATCTTTTCTTTGACATTTTCTTCATATCCCTTTATCATGTTTGCATGTGATTCATCTAGTTGCTGTTGGATTTGCTCTAGATTTCGACTCTCAAGTTTCTTTAGAGCTTCTTGGTCTTCTTTAACTCTGTTCTCATAGAACTGTACATCAGCTTCATATTCAACAATCGGTGAGCCTAGTGGCATGTCTCTCATTCGATAATTAGCACCAAAGTTTTTGGCACAGGATAAAAGAAACTCCTCAAATTTTACCTCTTTTCCATCATAAATTTTATGTGTATAGCCTGTTGGCATAAAAACATCTCCCTTGTCTTTTATACTTTTATAATATCATATATAAATTAGATTACAAGCTATTATTTTCTATTTTTTGATAATGACACTGAAACAATGTCATCACCATCTAATGATAAATCAAACAGTAATTTTTCATCAGAGTCCAATATCGCACTAGTTTTATTAATAGATTCTAACTCACTTCTCAAAGCACTGCCATCATCTAAATCCAATTCCTGCTCTTTCCCATTTCTTTCAAAAATAAGAGTGTACTCAGTAGATTTTCCAACCATATGTGAGTCTACTTCAATAATTTCCACTTCTGTGATAATAGAACGCTCATTTAAATTATATCCACTATCACATGCTCCTAACAGTAGAGCAGATGAAGTCAAAGTCAACCATAGCAATAATTTTTTCATATAGAACTCCTTATTTTTTATTTTTAGATAAGGATACAAACTCAACTACATCCCCATCCACCATTAAATCATATTCTATTTTCTCACTGCTGCCTAGAATAGAGTTTGTCTTCTTAACATTGCTAACTTCTTTTTGAATATCGTAACCAACAGGATTGCTAATATCGAGCTGTTGCTTCTTGTCATCTTTAATAAATTCTATATAATATTGACTTCCTCTTCCAACGTTTCTTGTATCTACTTTTACGACTTCAACATTCGTTATTACAACTTTATCAGTCAAAACATACGGGTCGGCACATGCTCCCAACAGTAAAACGGAGAACAACGATAAAGATATCAATAATTTCTTCATACTACACTTCCTCAAGAAGAATAGTATAAAACTTATCAAACACGGGGTTTCCTACTGTTGCTTCAATTTTACTGTAATTGTCTCTATTGAAATTATCTATATTAATATCATATACACAGTCTCCCTCTCCAACAACCCATCCTCCTGAACCTACTAATGCTCGATGATTTTTTGCCATAGATGGATTATATAATTCCATTAGTAGAACATCAATACTCTCATCCAATATACCGGTTTGATGTGTTATGATACGTTGCTTGGTTAAGTCTTCATATTCAATAACTGTAACAAAAGTTCGTGGTGGAGCCAATGCAGTAATACTCCATTTGTCAGTTTTTTCTGTTTTTACTTGTGACATTAAAGAATGAAAACTACTCATGTCTTGTTGCATATTATTTCTCCTCCTATAATTGAATAGATTCTATGCTCACTACCTGATGATGTTCGTCAGTAATGATATTTTGTCCTACTTGATGTTCTAAAAATTTGATAATTAGCTTAAAATGACTGCCATCAAAAGGTTTGGCATCCGTAATTACTCCAATTATATCTTCTCCCCGTAATACAGGGAGACCAATATAATCATCGACAGTGCCTAATTTTTGCACAATAATATGAGCTGAATGAGCTTTCAGTGATTCTGTGTAATTACTCGTCATCTTCATTTTTATGAACCTCCATACCTTCACGAATAAGCACATCTCTACGGTCAAAATACCAAGCATGAATATTATTGTTTACTTTATAAGGGTAAATATCAGATAAGGTTTTAAATGGAATTTTTTCACCAATAATACTTGTTAAACCACTATCCAGCTTCACTAGTTCAGTAATTTTTAAGAGATAATTTTTGTAGCGAATAACTTGATTTTTAGATAATTTACCTTCAATTACAAACTCTGCAGTTTTACCACTATCTAAACCTAAAATGTAATTAGATTTAAGCTTATCTGCAATATTCTTTTCATTCCAAGATTCATATTGTGCCTTTAATGTTTCAATTTCTCGCTCCCCTAATTGTAGTACTTTATCTAGTTTGGCTTCTAGGATATTCTTATTATAACTGATTTTTTTAACTGTGTAAACCTCATTTGCTCCTTCAAATGTCACTCTGTCATTCTGGTGTAGTTTTTCTTCTTTATGCTGTGGAGCACTTAATGCATATGGAATACCATCAATATTTGTATGAAGGATGACATCTCCTGATAAAAATTTCACTTCCATTCCTAATTGTGGTTTTGCTAGTGGTGTTAATAAATTTTCATGTGTAATCATGGTCGATTTCTCCTTTGTTATGTGGGTTTTATTTATTTTCTTTGATTTCTTTGAATTGTGATACATCTGATAAGTCTAATGTTTCTAATTCTATTTTCTTGCCTCTGGTATCAATATCTACAATGTATGGATAATCAGACTCTCTATCATAGTCATAATATACATAGCAGCCTTGTGTTACATGTTCTCGTATCCATGCTTCAATGGAATCCCGTGCATCTCCTCCATAAGTTGGATAACGCTCACTAATGCTAAGTATTTGTGGTACTGATAATCTGAATTGTAATAGCATTTTCTACTCCCTCTCTATCCAATAAAAGATGATTTTTATCGGATACTGATGTCTATATGTTGTGTCAAAAATAACAAGATGCTGAACACAGACACAACATATAGTGGTACATTTTTAAAATCTAGATTCTACTGGGGCAATCAGTTCTAATCGGTCTGGTTTATAAGTATATATTGCATTTGCTGTTTTTGCAGAAACAACATCTTCTTTTACACTAGTTATTTCAACAAAAGTTCCTACTGCATGACCAAAATTGTAACTTAGTACTTTTACGATATCGCCAACTTTATATTCATTAACTTTACGACCAATATTGAGCCACTTTACTTCTTCTTTTGTTGCAATTTCATAATCGAAACGGTCATCAGTAAGAGGATGCCAACGTTTATCGTTATCTGCATCTAAAATATAAAGCTGTTCATTCTCATCTTCGAAAACTTCGTAATATCTATCGTTAGGTAACGAGCCAGAATAATTTTCTTTCCATTTTACAAAATCTCCAGCATGTAGAGGCTTTCTCTCTTTGCGGAATACTGCAAAAAATGATTCTATATAACTGCTTGGAGCACCATTAGTTGAAGTATCGCCTTCCCAACAAACCATATTCCTACTATTGCTTGCTATTTTATAAAAGTTACCTTTCACTCTATCTGTGCCATGCTGTGTTGCTAATAAAATATCTTCTATGCTTTCCACGGTTCCTTCAGCCTTTGAATATTTCACATTGTTGTATAATACTTTTGTAATCTCTCCATCTGTCATATCTAAAACTGTAACATCTAATTTAGCCATTTTACTATCTCCTTTTATTTATGTTTTGTGTTTCTATAAATATAGTATCATATGATAATTTTGATGTCAAACGTTTATTTAAATTTATTAATTAAACTTTGAAAATGTTTATCTACTATTTCTTGCGTGTCAGCAATAGTTGCATCTGCTGCATCTGCATATCCTTCTTGATATGCTTTTTCTAAAGCTTCTAAAACAATATTCTTCATTTCTAATCCCACTTCATTATCTCCTGATAGTGTTGCCACTACATCTCCTATTTTTCTTGCAATACTCTCCATGGTTTGGTAACTTTCGCTGCCTTTAGTATTCATAATTAATTCCTCCTAATAAAAAAGTGTATAACCAATAACAATTGGCTATACACACATTATATATCTATTAAATTAAGAAGTCAACAGTTTAGAAAAAAGATTTATATTTTAATTTTGCTGAATCTTTTGTGTCTGTAATTTCGAATTTATCAATGATAAACTGATATGAAGTCTTGCCCATGAACTCATTGATACCCATTGTGCCAATCACATTCATTGTCACCATTGTATTAGTTTCTACATATTGCTCAAAAATGGCATCAGCAGAGAATTGAGTATAGTCAACTCCATTGCTAGACATTTTAATCATACCACCACTTGATATTTTAATATTTTCAAAATCTATTTCCAATCCTTCTACAGCAAATACTGGTGCATCTATACCCTTTCCCCAATATTTTAAATATTTATCTACATTTTCTACCACTAATTTACTCATCTTATTAGCAGGAAGAATGAAATCTACTAATTCAATGCTCGAGTTTGGGTTAGACATATTAAACTCTAAGTGAGGTTTTAAGTTTTCTTCTAGCAATTCAATATTCTTGACATCTATAGATACACCTGCAGCATTCTCATGTCCTTTAATCCAATTAAACAATCCTGTCTTCTCTAGTAAAGTTTTTGTATCTAAAGAGAACGAATCATATCCACGTAGAGAGCCAAAACAAACCCCTTCTGAATTTTCTGTTGTGATAATCACTGGTCGTTTATAGTAATCTGTTAAAGAACCTGCAATAACACCAGTTAAGTTAGTATCAAATTTATCTTTCTTTTTTAAGACAACTATAATGACAGTATTATTCTGTTGATTCTGTTCAATTACTTTATCTTTAATTTTTCCAATCCATTTTTTCTTTGCCGTATTTTGACGAGAATGAGCATTCTTAGCCTGACGGATTGTACGAATCAAGAATTTTTCTGTTTTGTTAGCTTCTGTTCGAGCCTTGGGATTTTCATATATTTTATCTAAATTATGACCAACTAATGCTTCAAAGAACTCATATTTCTCTTCCATTTTACCAGCTCTTATCAAACCGTTGATTTTTGGAATTATACCAAAGGCAAAAGTAGTTGGATTGATTTTTTCCCACCGACCAATAAATTCAAACACCATTTGTTTAAGAACTTCGTTTTGTAAATTCTTAATGCCTTCATATACATAATATCTTGTTTCAGGCTCAGTCATGAGCATTTGGTCTGCCACGCAACCCAATGACACCAAATCTTTAAAATTATCTGCATCATTAAAACCAAATTCAAAATCTAGATTTCTCAATAATTGATATACCATTCCGACCCCTGAGAATTCTTTGTTAGTGTAATCTGGAGACAATTGACTGTTGACTACTAAAGCATTTAGTGAGCAGCCTTCATCTACGCTATGATGGTCAATCACACACACTAAAATATCATTTTCTCTTAATTCTTTATGGGCTAAAAAATCTCCTGATGCTCCATCTGGAGTAAATAAAATGTTCAATTCTTTATCAATAGCCCATTGTTTCGCATCCTCACTAATTCCATGTTCTTTGTTTGGATGAATGTAATAATGTAAATTAAACTGAGGAAAATTATCCTCTAAATATCGATAAAGAGCTGCTGCTGATGTGTAACCGTCTAACTCTCACCTATCCGCGTCCGAATCGACAATAATGCCAATTTCGGACGATTCGCGTTTACTAAAAATTTTAATTGCATTAACTACTTTGTCAAGACGTAGTAATTTAGAATAGTGAATAGTATCTTCTATAGACGGATTTTTAATTTTATTGGTATCTACCCCTCTATTATTGCACACTGTTTCTAATAAATCACAAGTAAAATAATTTGCCTTGGAAATTTGTTTATAATTCATTATTAGCTTCACTCTCTTTCATTTTATCATAGTCGTCTTTATACATCCATTTAAATCCTTTAACAGTTTTGCGTTTATTATTACAGCAACCTGATATTGTGCTACCACTAGTATTTACAAATCTCCCTGCTTCTGCTGAAGTCTCCCACTCTTTGATTATTGTGTTTTGCATGTCTAACTGTACTACTCTTCTTCCTCTGTTTGAGATTTTTGGCGGTATAAATATCTTTTCTCCGGATAAGTGTTTTTCATAGTCTTCTTTATACAGCCAAAACAATCCTCCTGCGATAGCTCGTTTGCCTTCACACACTGAAAAAATATTACCCTTACTAATTCCAGTTTTTCTTGAGGCGTCTATATTGCTATCATAATACACAGGATTCATATTTTTATCTAGACTTACTACTTTTCTTTTTCTATTCTCGCATCCACTATCATAGGTGGGGACAGATGAAATGATTTTATTTTCGTATCCTTTTTTTAAATATCTGCGAACAGTACTGTGAGCCATTTTTACAATACTCGCTATTTCTTTTACCGCTTTGTTCTGAACTTCCCACATTGCACATATATCTAACAATATACTTTTATCTGCGTCTACCCCAGCCTGCTTCCAATCTATGCTGTCAATATTAAATATTGTGCATAATTCGCTCTTTAATATTGATTTTTTAATAAAGTCTGGCTCTGATTTTCTACAGTCTACAATGATATAGGTGTCTATACCATTTTCTCTAGCAATTTTTTCTTTGAATTTATCGTTTTTCTGTATATTTTCTAGTGCTTCTCTTTTATTTTTCTTCCCTCTTGGTTCTTGGTAGTGTTGTTCGCCATGTGTTTCAATAATTATTTGCTTGTCGTTATAATTTACAAAGAAGTCATATCTTTTCTTTCCAGACCATTTAAAAACTTTTTCCCATGTAAAGTCAATATCTATTTGAGATAGTATGCTGTGCATAAACTTCTCTGGATAAGACTTCCCATCGCTACATCTTGGACAATGGAAACCGTTTTGATTCATATTATTAATACTTTTATCTTTAATAATAGTGCTACATAAATGGCATTTCCAGTCAACTTTTGTCATGCTGAATTGCCCATATCTATACCCGTCTTCAATATTTAATAATTTTTCTGCTAGTTCTTTATTTGTTGTTGTTAAATCATTAAACCCTTTTAAAACTTTTATTCCTGCACAATAAGGGCAACCATATCTATTTTTGAAACGCCCTTGAACACTGGCTTCCCATTCATGACCACACTTTCCCAACCACCAAGCTTTCATAGATGTTCCACAGGTTATATCATTTGCAGTTAGTTGATTATTTTTGATTGGATGCCACTCTTTTGCTAATTCTGTATCTTCTTTTGATAATACATCATATTTTCTTTTTCCCATATTCTATTCCTTTATATTAACATATTGTCTTTCTTTTATTAATTCCAGTAGAATATCCTCTCCAAAATCTGTTGGCGAGTCTTTGTAACCAATTCTATTACCAGAGTCAAAAATAATGCTTGCTGCACAGAACTGGTTGATTCTTCTTGCCATTCTAACAACTTTTTCTTTATATGCATCCCATTTATCATCTATTAAATCTTCATACTCTCTATCTAATGCAATCATTATTTCTTCTACATCTAAATCTAGCAGTAATTGTATTTGATAGTCTGATAAATTACTTCCCGATATTCCAACTCCTATATTTGGAACATTAGCCATACTATCAATCTGTAGCACTCCTTTTTCAGCTTCTACAATGATAGCTTTACGGTGTTTTTTTATTTCTTCCTTGTTCTGCCAATAGCCATATAGATTAGCATAGGTGGGATAAGAATACAGCACATCCTCTGTTTTTAATGGGACATATTTAAATCCTGCTTCTATATCCCATTCATTCAAGCTTCTTGTCTTTATACCAATTAATGAACCATCATCATGTTTCCGGTGAGGGATTATAACCTTATGTCTATGATAATCAAACATTATTTCATATTTATCCATAGATTCATGGTTTATCCCGTCGCTTAAAAAACTATCATGATGATGATTAGAGAACATATAGAAAATCTGTTCGCTATGTTTTGCCAACTCTGCTTCAGGAGGTTTTTTACGGTCAAACTTTTTAAGATAATCTAATTCTGAATTGCCTTTTTCATTATGACCAAATCCATCCGGTTTTTCATATCTAGATTGCTTTATTCCTAGTTTTAAACATATCCAACTGATAGCTTCTGGAAAGGTTAAGTCTATTCCTTTTAACTTATGGTTTCTCATAACTAAGCCAAAAATATTAAAATTCTCACCACATTTAGTATAACAATGGAAATAATAGCTCTCATGATAATAATACAATTTCATATTGCCATCAGATATATTATGGCAAATAGTATTGGTGATTAAATCTTCTTTTCGCGATTGATTACTAGATATATCTTGAATATGTTGTGCTCCCAACTCAGTTAGAAGCACCTTCATTTGTTCTATGGAAATACTTTCCATTAACTCCTTTGCATCCAATAGTAACACCTACCATAAACTTTCTTTTTTAGTATCTCCAAACGATGGCGTGTCCTCTTCAAACTGTGTCGGAAAAACTTCATCAATATTATCTTCTGTATATTCTCCGGAGTTTGGATTATATCCTACTTCTGCATAAGTTGACTCTAATTGTTGTTTCATATCTTCTTCTGTTTTTTGGTCAAATTTGGTATCCTTATACTCTTCTTTTTCAATATCAAGCTCATCGATTTTGTCTGTCAGGAAGTCTAATACTTCATCTGCTGTCATGTCTGGAACCTCAATACCGTCATCAAACAGGAATTGTTTACCCTTCATTTTTATTAGTTTGCCTTTGTAATCTGTTACAAAACAATCTGTCATTCGTAATGTACCCATATCGAAATGTACCCAAATACGAATAAGCAGCCATCTATTACCACGATTCTTATAGATATTTTTGGTGTGGGTAGGTTCTATTCCCATAGGTAATTTTACATCATTTTTAATACTATCCCAGAGCTTTTCATCTTTAGCTGTAAGTTTAATTTGAATTGCACCAACATCTAATTTATCTGCAATTGCCTTAGAGCCTGCTACAGCAGATTGGTCAAGGTTAATATTTCCATCATCTTTCCATTTGTCATTGAGCTGAGTTGCTGTGCCAATCCAGATATTATATTTATTACACATATTTTTTAAGTGTACAGATAGAATACGCAGCAATTGGTGTTCTTGTAATCCTTTTGCTCCACGCTTAGACATAGATTCAAACATTTTGATTGTTGTTTGCAGGTAGTCAAAGAATACATAACCTACATCATATTTACTCACGTATTTTTGGATTAAGTGAGATAAATCATCAGAATCAAAGTCAAATAAAATTTCTAAGTAGAAATGACTTTTACGTAGAATTTCTTTAGCAATAATTAATCGTGCATTTTCTTCTGGTGTTAGTTCCATATTGTCTACATCATCTTCATCAACATTGGCAATATAACATAATAAAGGCATTACAATTTCTTCTTCTTCTAATTCTGTAGAGATAAATAAGCCACGCTCTCGATTTCCGGTAAATATCCATTTGTCTTTCGTCTTATCATAAATAATAGGTATACATTGGTAAGCCATATCTGCCAAAGCTCCACGAGTTTTCCCTGAGCCTGTATTACCACTTTGACAATAGAATTTACGTCTACGTGCCCCACGAGTTGCAGTATTGTAGAACCCACTCTGGAAAGGAGCCCCTACATTTGGTTGTTGAAACGCTCGCTCCAAAATAGAGTCAACATTTTGAGCACTATGTCCACCAAAGCCATCAATATCTAATACGTAATTGTCTTTAATCATAGCAATTTTAGTATCAAAATGTCGCATAATTTGCTCTAAAGACATTTCATTAAACTTACGATTCTGCTCTGCTTCCTCATCTGCTTCTTTATATGCGATACTATAAATATCATCAATATTAATACCAATACCTACATAATCTCGTAGTAAAGCAAATTTTTTCATTCGGTCATAATGATATTCAAAGTTGCTTGGCTCTCCTCGTTCTAAGCATGCATTAATATAATCAATACCACATCCATCTGTAAACGTTTGATGTTGTGTAGGAACATTACTTAGATAGCCATCGATAGTTACATCTGATAATTCCAATACACCATTCTCTTTTAAATTATGAATTGCCGAGAATAGAATACGATGAAATTTTTCCGGAAAGTCTGTAGGGCGTATTGGATATTCTGATAGAATAGTTGGATTCTTTAGTAATGCTGCAAAAATATGAATATATGAAGTTTTATCTTGTAATTTATTTAATATTGCTTTTGACATGTGATTCCTCCTAAAATATTAATCTAATGAAACATTAAAATCTTTTATAAAATTCTCGAGCAGCGATTTAGAATAATAGTAAGCTGTTCCATCTTGAATACTATCTATAATATGTTTCCAGCGTTCTTTCTTTTCTTCTTCTGTTTCAAGAATCTCATAGCTATCTTGCACATATAAAATTTCAATAAGATTATCTATCGTTATATCTTCTAAAAACATATTTTCTTCTGCTAAATAGCCTCTCTCTAAACAAATTATATGATTTTTTATCAAATCAGACTTTTTGTAGTCAAACACTCCTAGTCTATCCTGAATTATATCATACTGTTCTCTAGTTAATTGTATTTTTTCCATTATAAATCCTCCATATTAATTAATTTTTTCACTCCACTGTTATGATTATTACGTTTAATTTTAATTACTTCTGGAGTATTGTCTATTTCTGCTCCAGAAAATGATTCTATTACAGCCTGAGCATTAACATAATACTCTCTTGTTTCATCATAAAACCATTCCACTATTTGAATACCACTTTCATCTATATCATAGAATGTTTTACCTTTGACATCCAATAAATAATGCAGTGTTAATTCAATGCCTTTGTACTTGTATTCCTTTTTATCTTTGAATCGCTTAATTTGAGCTACAATCATGTCTCTAGGATATTTTTTACTGAAGTCCACCCCTAAACGATTCTGAATTACTTCACACAATTCTTTGTAATGTTGTCCTTCTGTTGACACAACATCATAACAAGGCTTGTGATAATAGCCTTTACTATTCTTTTCATGCTCTAGTGTTTTGTCTACCCACTCATTACAATATTTACAACGTGGTGTTTTACCTCTTGCTGTAGCCATTGTTATCTCCTCCTTTATATTACTATTATATTGTGTATTTAAGAAAAGTCTAATACTTTTTAACAATTTATAAATAAAAAAGGAGTGCTATAAGCACCCCCATTTTTTACTTTATATCAGTTAGTAACTTTTTAAATAATTCAATATCTTTTCCATCTTTTAGGTTTGCTACTAATGTTAATACTTCATCAACAGTTTTTTCATTGAGCTCATTTAAAGTCAGTCCTAATGTTTCTGCAACTGCTTTTTTATATGACATTTTATTATTCCCCTTTTAATTCTACTAATTCATCAAATAATAATGAGATAGCTTCTTGTTGCATTGGTCGAGCTTCTGAAACTTTTTTATCTTTTCCAAGATATTTAGCCTGTAATTCTAGTAATCCTTCAATATCTGCATCTGGCACTGTAGCAAGCTCATTGAATAAATCAATAGTATTTTGTTTTAGTGTAGCAAAGTCTACCTCTGCGGAAGCGAATGTTTCTTGTTGCTCATCATAAGACACGGCAGACGTACCAGATTCTTTTTCTTCGAGTTCGATAGCTTTAATAATTGCTTGTTCTAAAGTTTCAGCAGTATATTCTGGAAGATAAGTGTCAATATGAGTGAAGCGAGAGCGTGCAAAGTAATGTTCTGTTTCTGCTAAATAACCACTAGAGTTAATAACTTTACCATTTTCATCCACACCATTAGAGTGTAAGTACATTACAATATCTGATTGGTCAATTACTGGCGAGATTGTACGAGCATCACCTTTGGGACGCATTTTACCTTGCTTGTCTTCTTGAGCGTGTGCAATAAATACTACAGTTAATCCAATACCAACAAGTCGGTCAACGGCTTCCCAAACTTCTGTTGCATATTCTGTCCATAAACCGAAACCATCATTGCCGTCTTTTAATCGGTTAACACCGTATTGATTACATACATAACGTGTTGCATATTTAGCAAAAGCATCAAGAGAGTCAATTACGATTGTATCATACATTTCACGAGATTTTTCTTTATTTTTAGCGAAAGCTTTTGAGTGTTTTACGAATTCAGCCCAACTGTTTACTGGTAAGAATTTAACACCAGAGATAGCTCCAAGACCTTTTTCCATTGGCATGAAGAATGCCTTACCCATTTTAGTAGCTTGTAATGTTTTACCTAAGTTATTGCCACCATACACAGTGATGATTTTACCTTCTAAACCTTTTGCTACTACTGATTCCTGTGGGTTAAAAATATCGAATGCTGCCATAAATGAATTCCACCTTTTTTATTTTATATTATTTTTGTTTGTCTTACAATACTATTATATTGTGTTTTTTAATTTAGTCTAAAACTTTTTCGTTTTCTTTATTGTTTTTCATTTCGCTTAATGAGATACCTTGAACCTGACCTTTAAAAACTTCTTTGCCTGTTTCTTTATCAAATAAAATAACCTCTGCTGTATCTAGTAACACTAAATCCTTTTCCATGTGACTCATCCTCCTAATTATCGAAAATATCCATGTCGGGATGGTTTGCGAATTCTTCATGCACATTATTAATAGTACATAAAGCTCGCTCTAGTGTATCAATGCCTCGTAGTGCTTTTTGGTAGTTTTGATATAGCCATTGCATCTCGCTAGGAGTCTGTCCCCAAACTGGCTCAGTAGACACTCCTCGCTGTTTGAATATCTCCAATAAAAGTTCTTTTTTATTGGATAGTTCTTGTTTTTTATTCTGCAACATGTCATGAATATTCTCGCTCATGCACGATTCTTGACGAACAATTCGTTGACGACGTAGATTGCTAGTGTGTTCTATATCATTTGTTACTTCATACTCATTCTTAACCTCTGCAGATGAATCAATTGCTACAGTAAACTCTGTTGACATATCACCCTCATTGTGCTTAACATTCGCTACTGCAATC